TGGCAGGTAGCCGGTTTCTCCGGTATCCACACTTCACGTGCTTTCTCAGCAAGCTCGGCACTAGGAGTGCCAAATTTACGTCATCCCCTCATATGGAGGGTAGACTGGTTACTTGTCCAAGCTGGGCAGTATGCAGTTGTGGATCCTGAGACTCCTCAATCCATACTCTATCTTACTAAGAAGGAGTACTTGAAACTGGTGGGTATAGCCCTATCAGCTGATAGTACCTTAGTGGTATTAGCTACACCATATGATGCCCGTCCCAAGGATGAGTTGATAGAAGCTCCGAAACCTGAAAATTCCCCCCCGGTGAAAACCGTAGGGCACGCCATTTTCTGGCGTGGGATGCTAAGTCGTATGAGTAGGAGTTACCGAGCATTCCTCTCTAAGGGGTCCAAGACATTCAACTCCGCTAAGCTACCTTTGTATCTTAGTGGACTGGTTAAACGCTGGTCCATGGCCTTAGGGCACTGGGCTGGATTACCGTTAACTACTCAGACTTGGTTCAGAGACATCATCTCTACACTTCCTCACCTGCAACATGTACTTAAGGTACAAGGTACAACTGGTCTGGTGCTTCGATTAAAGAATTCCATGCTTATTATCCAGCGTTATTTAGCTGGTTCTCCTGCCAGTTCCATGACATTTGGTCATCCTGTGGCCCTGAGATCTGGTCTTCCTCTTTGGATTCCTGTTGGAGGGCGTGCCGCCATCCGTTCAGGATCTCACCGCGCAATTCGTTTTTGGCTTAGTGTATGTTATCTGTATAAGGTAATTGAAATGCCTCATAAGATACTTAACGCTCTTAAGTCAATACAACAACCTGCATTCATCCCCGGTCCGATAGAGGTAATTTTATTATACTCCTATCGTAGATTTCTTCGGCTTGTATTTGTGCCAAAGTTTCTGGGAGGCGTGAGGCAGATCCCTGAGGAGAAGTCCTCAGGTGTTGTCTTTGCCCCTGTCTCTGCTGGGCCTAACGGAGCTCCGGCAATCAATAAGATTACTGAAGACGCCGCTGCCCTTACAAAAGACTGGGACGAGAACGAAGGGTGTGAGGAGAAAGGCCAATCTGTTGGGTCGGGGACTCTGACATCGGATTCCGGAACTTCAATACTCTACAATATTTGTAGAGTAGCGAATGTGTTCTGGATGAATTTATCCGCCCAAGATATTTTTGATATTGGGCGTCCTATGTTAGAGCATCTCGAGGAACGCCGTGCGGAGGCCACGTGTCCAAGGGAGGAACCGAAACCGGTCCTCCACTCTCGGGTTCATGTCCTTGGCGAACCAGCTGGAAAACTCCGGCCTATCGCCATCATGGACCTGTTCACGCAGCGCGTACTTAAGCCCTTACATGATGATATCTATAAGGTTCTTAAGACGCTTCCGCAGGACGGTACCCACAGTCAGTCCAAACTTATGGCCTGGTTGAAGGACCATGCTAATAATGCGTGGAAGAATAATGTATGGTCTTCTCTTGATATCTCTTCCGCAACTGATAGTATCCCTACAATCCTCTAT